AAAGCATGAAAACCTCATGGATAGGCTTAACTATTTATACGGAGAAAGAGAAATTAGTTTTACTAACTTTGATATTCATCTTTTGTCTAGTGAAGAAATGCACCAAGCTATGCAAGAGCAGGGCATTGACCGTGAAGATATCTACAAACATACCATTGAAGTTTCTCATAAAGTAGAAGACTACGAGATTAAAGACCACCTAGACCTTCTTCCAGTTCAATATCAAAATCCAGACAATGAGCTAAAAGAATTGGCTTTAGCTGGTCTAAAGGATCGTGGACTAGAAGAAAAACAATATCTAGATAGGCTGGACGAAGAGCTAACAATCATTAAGCAAAAGAATTTTGCCCCATACTTTCTTGTTGTCCGCTCTATGATAGCGTGGGCAAAAAAGCAGGGCATCATGGTGGGACCAGGTCGTGGATCTTCCGCAGGCTCATTGCTTTGTTATACGCTAGGTATCACAGACATTGATCCAATTAAGCATGGATTGCTATTTTTCCGTTTTATTAATCCAGAGCGTAATGACTTTCCAGATATTGACACAGATATTCAAGATTCAAGGCGTGAAGAAGTTAAAGACTATCTTGTCAGGCAGTATAAGCACGTAGCGTCTATTGCGACCTTCTTACAGTTTAAAGATAAGGGCGTTGTTAGAGATATTGCTCGTGTGCTACACATTCCACTGACAGATGTAAATAAAGTTATGAAGGTGGTGGACACTTGGGATGATTACTGTAATTCAAAACAAGCTGCGTGGTTTAGGCAGAAGTATCCAGAAATTGAAAAATATGGCGAGCAACTTCGTGGACGTATTAGGGGGACTGGCATTCACGCTGCTGGTGTTGTTACTTCTAAGTATCCAATATTTAAGTATGCTCCAATGGAAACGAGAACGTCACCAGGAAATAAAGAAAGAATTCCAGTCGTAGGCGTTGACATGGAGGAGGCTGAGCGTATTGGTCTGATTAAGATTGATGCACTTGGTCTTAAAACATTGTCTGTTCTCAGGGATACGCTTGATATTATCAAAGAAAGGCACTATAAAGAAATCAATTTGCTAGGAATTGATATGGAAGATCCAAAGGTATATGACATGTTATCTTCTGGATATACTAAGGGCGTATTCCAATGTGAAGCTACTCCATATACAAATTTGCTAGTTAAGATGGGCGTTAAAAACTTTAATGAGCTTGCTGCATCAAATGCTCTAGTTCGTCCAGGTGCTATGAATACCATTGGAAAAGACTATATTCTTCGTAAACATGGTAAGCAAAACATTGCATATCACCACCAGGTTATGAAAGAGTTTACACAAGATACTTATGGATGTATCTTGTACCAAGAGCAGGTTATGCAAGCCTGTGTAAATCTTGGCGGCATGACAATGGCAGAAGCTGACAAAGTTCGTAAAATTATTGGAAAGAAGAAAGATGCGAAAGAGTTTGACCAGTTTAAAGACAGGTTTGTTGAAGGTGCTTCAAAATATATCGCTCCTAATGTCGCACGTGATTTATGGTCTGATTTTGAGGCCCATGCTGGGTATTCGTTTAATAAGTCTCACGCTGTGGCGTATTCTACTCTCTCGTATTGGACGGCGTGGTTAAAATATTATTATCCACTTGAATTTATGTACTCTATTCTTAAGAATGAAAAAGACAATGATGCACGTACAGAATATCTTATTGAAGCAAAGCGAATGGGCATATCAATTAAACTACCGCACGTCAATGAATCAGATGCTGACTTTAAGATTGAGGGCAAGGGAATTCGATTTGGACTAACTAGCATTAAGTTTATTTCTGATAATGCTGCAAGAATATGCATAAAGAATCGCCCATTTAATTCTTATGAACAAGTTCGTGAGCTATTTATGAGAAAGGGTAATGGCGTAACAAGTAGACAGCTAGAGGCACTTCGTAAAGTTGGAGCACTAACATTTCCAGACAATCCAAGAAATGACGAAGAGATTAGAAGTAATCTTTATGAATATCTTAACTTGCCAGAATTTAACATCACTATCCCACAACACTTCTATGCATTTATTAATGACGTAGAGGAGTTTGAAGAAAAGGGATCATTTATATTGATGGGCATGGTAAAGTCTATAAAGCGTGGCAAGGGCTGGTCACGGGTAGAAGTTTTAGATAGAACTGGCAGCGTAGGCATCTTTGATGATGAGCAAACTGCAATTGAACCAGGTAGAACATACCTGTTGTTGGCAAGTGACAATAGAATACTTGGGGCAATACCAGCAGATGAAATTGGAAAAATAGAATCAGCAATAATTAAATATTTAAATTATAAACAGTTGCCATATAAAGAAGATGAAATGTATGTTGTGTCTTTTAAGCCAAGAGTTACAAAGGCTGGAAAGAAAATGGGTTATTTAACATTGGCAGATGTATCTAGAGAGCTGCACTCAGTTACTATTTTCCCAACTCAGTTTGCAAAAGCATACATGAAAATAAAAGAAGGTAACGCATATAAGTTTTCTTTTGGTAAAACAAAAGATGGAACAGTAATAATGGAGGACATAATTGACAACGGTTGAAGAGGCTCTAGCACTGCTAGATCCAAAGATTAGAAGCAGGCTTGCTACGGGTGCTGGAATTAAAACTGAAACGCAGGCAACGCCTAGCCCAGGATTAAACAGGGCACTAAATGGAGGTTTGCCATACGGAAGACAGGTCTTAATATGGGGCAGCAAGTCCAGTGCAAAGTCATCGCTATGCCTTCAGACAATAGCTTTGGCACAAAAAGATGGCAAGCTTTGTGCATGGATTGACGCAGAAATGTCTTATGACGAGGCATGGGCCAAGCACCTTGGGGTAGATACTGAAGGCCTAATCTACTCACAGGCTAGAACTATTAATGAAATGGTAGATGTTGCTGTAGCACTAATGCAAGCAGGTGTAGACCTTATTGTAATAGACAGCATTACGTCACTATTGCCAGCAATTTACTTTGAAAAAGACTCTGACGAACTAAAGTCTTTAGAGAATACCAAGCAGATTGGTGCAGAGTCACGTGACTTTAGCAATGCATGGAAGATGATTAATTATGCAAACAATAAAGTAAAGCCAACCTTGGTTATTGCTATTTCACAATCACGAAACAATATTAATGCAATGTACACAAGCCAGCAACCAACTGGCGGTCAGTCAACTAAATTTTACTCATCTACAGTCATTAAGCTGTTCTCGTCTGAGTCAGAAAACCAAGCACTTAAGGGGAAGATACCAGTAGGGGATAAGCTTATTGAAGAAAAGGTTGGTAGAAAAGTTAGGTGGGAAATTCAATTCTCAAAAACATCTCCAGCATTTCAAAGCGGAGAGTATGACTTTTATTTCCGTGGAGATAACCTTGGCATTGATTCAATAGCAGATCTAGTTGACACTGCTGAAATGAACGGGTTAATTGAAAGAACTGGTGCTTGGTATAAGCTAGAAAACGGAGAAAAGATTCAAGGTAGAGATGGCTTTATCAGATATGTAAAAGAAAATACTGAATATCAAAATGAGCTTAAGGCAAAGCTAAATGTCTAGTAAGTATGAAATATATCATGGAGAATTTCCATGTCATACTTGCCAAGAAGTGGTTAAGTCAATGAGATTTTATTTTGATACAAAAGATACAACTTGGATGTGTAGCAAGAAGCACATAAGCGTTGTTACATTAATTCAACCAAAAAGAAATAAGAAAGATTATGAGCGAGAGAGCGGAGACTAAGCGTCTTGGTGCCAAGCAAACTAAAAATAGTGGGCGTGGCATTAAAAAGGGTGATGCTACCTGGGAAAATTTCACGGTAGACTTTAAAGAATACCCGAAAGGTTTTACTGTTAATCAGGACAATTGGGCAAAGGCCGCTACAGATGCAATCAAAAACGGAAACGATCCAGCTATCGTTGTGGTACTGGGAGAAGGAAATAGAAAAACAAGACTGGCAATAATAGAGCTATCTTTATTAGAGCAGTTACTAGAGGACTAATTATGAAAACATTATTCTTAGATATTGAAACAACACCAATGCAGGTTTATACCTGGGGCTTGTTTGATCAAAACATAAGCATTGATCAAATTATAAAGAGCACAGAGATGCTTTGCTTTGGTGCCAGATGGCTTGGAGAAAGAAAGGTTATGTTTAGGTCTGTCTATCACGATGGCAAAAGGGCCATGCTTGAAGACCTTCATGGCCTAATGGATGAAGCAGATGTTCTTGTTGGATGGAACTCAGCAGCATTTGACCACAAGCACATTAACCGTGAATTTTTAGAGAACGGAATGATGCCACCATCAACAGTAAAAGACCTTGATTTGATGAGTGTTACAAAAGCTAATTTTTTGTTTCCCTCAAATAAATTAGATTATGTTGCACAAAAGTTGGATGTTGGTGCAAAGGTTAAGCACTCTGGCTTTAGCCTCTGGCTAAGATGTATGGATGGAGACAAGAAAGCCTGGAAAGAAATGAAGGAATATCAGATACAAGATGTTAATCTTTTAGTAGATCTATATGACATTCTTTTGCCATGGCTTGTGCCAAATGGCAAGGTAACCAGCAAGGAAAAACAGGCCATTCAGGCTACCATAGATACTGAGGGAGTGGTATAATATTATGGTGGAAAAAGAAGTAAAAACAGATAAAACAACATTAGAATTAGTAAATGGTCTAGCAGAAATAGCCGATTTTATGAAAGATGAAGAGCTAACCTCTGCTCTTACTACCATTGCCAAGCTAATTCTAAAGCCAGATATTCCATTACAGGTAGCTACTGTGGAGATTGTTAGACTACAGGCAATTGCAGCTAAGATGGCCTTTAGGGCAACCTGGATGGTAAATGTCGAAAAAGGAAATAGAGAGAAGAAAAACATATACTTTACTGCACACGAAGCAATTACGGATCTTGTATCAGCGTTAAAGTATATAGTTAAATAACATTATGGCAAAAAATTTATTGCAGCAGGTAATGCTAAAGGCAGAAGATAAAGTAAAGAAGTCATTTCTTGACACGCAGGCTTTAATTGATAAAATTAATTACGGCTATATCGCCAAGCGTGAGTCAAAATTTGCTAAGAAAAATTCTTTCGCCCCAAGCACAATTGCGTACTCGCATGGTGAGTGTCCAAGATATTGGTACTTAGCATTTGAGGGTGCAACATTTGAGGATAATACAGACCCTTATGGTGGTGCAAACATGACTGCTGGAACAAAATCTCACGAAAGAATTCAGCAAGCAATGGCAGACGCTGGAATACTTAAAGACTCTGAGTTTAAGATTACTTGGAATGATCCGCCCATATTTGGTTTTGGAGATGTGCTTCTTGACTGGGGCGGAGAAGATCTTCTTGGAGAAATTAAAACAATGCCAAACGAGGGCTTTGAGTACCGCAAAGCAAGCGGTAAACCAAAGCTTGGTCATCTTGTTCAGCTTTTAATATATATGAGAATATTAAACAAAACCAAAGCGGTATTAATTTATGAGAACAAAAATAATCACGATCTGCTTGTTATACCAGTAGAAATAAATGATTATTACATTAAGTGGGTAAGTCAGACATTTGAGTGGATGAAAGAGGTTCGTAAAGCCTGGGAAGACAAAAGGCTCCCAGAAAAGAACTATAGGTCCAACTCAAAGATTTGCAAGACATGTCCTTTAAGGGCAACTTGTGACGAAGCTGGCAAGGGAGATATAAAGATTAGGTCCCTGGAGCCACTAAATGAAGAATTGTCAATGGTGTAATACTCCGTTTGAAACTAAGGTTAAGTATCAGATTTATTGCTCGCCTGAGTGTAGAGAAGAGGCTACTAAGGAAAAGGTGGCAGAAAGATATGCGATTGTTAGAAGAAAAAAGATGCACCAAAAGACAAGATATTGCAAAAATTGCAAAACTAAATTGTCTGCATATAATGATGAAATTCTATGCGACAGCTGTCTAGTAAATCCAAATGATGTCAGCAAGGCTTTAAAGGAAATAAAAGGAATGGCAAATGGTAAAGATAAGCAGCCTGACCAATAGGCCAACAAGCATTTGCTCTATAGATGCAAGCACAAATAATTTTGCATTTGCTATTTTTAAAGATGGTAATTTAATGTCATTTGGTAAAATAAAATTTGAGGGAATAAATACATACCAAAAAATTAAAGATTCTGCCAGAAAGTCAGTTGCCTTCTTTGAGAAATTTAAAGATCAGATTGATGCCATCGTAATAGAACATACTATTTATTTAAACAGCCCAAAGACAGCAGCAGACCTAGCCCTAATCCAAGGAGCGTTGCTTGGTGCAGCGGCTCAAAATGGAATTAAACTTTCTGGTTCTATTAATCCAATTGCTTGGCAGACTTACATTGGTAATGGCAAACTGACAAAAGACGCAAAAGTTTTGATTAGAAAAACAAATCCAGGCAAGTCAGAGTCTTGGTATAAACAGCACGAGCGTGAGATCAGAAAACAAAAAACAATTAATTTTGTTAATATTAATTATGATATTGACATAGATGATAATGATGTTGCAGATGCTATAGGCGTTGGTCATTATGCCATAGGCAACTGGGAGAGGATTGACAAATAAGATGGGGTCTGCTAAACTATATACAAATGAATTGTGGCTTAAGAAAAGATACCACATGGATAAAAAAACACCAGAAGAAATTGCAAAGGAGTGCGGGGTAAGCGTAGAAACAATTTATGTATACCTTGCAAAATTTGGATTAAGAAAGTCACGCAGATGAGTCTACAAACACAAAAAGAAATTGAAAAAGTAACTAAGCAAGTATCGGATTTGCTAATTGCAAAAAATAAGTCATATGGAGACTCTGCCCTGCACCCTATTCGTGTATTTTCTAAGGCGGATACTGTAGAGCAGCTTTTGGTTAGGATTGATGATAAGCTGTCTAGGATTCAAAACGGGCATGACTGGCCAGGTGACAATGACATTGAAGACCTAATTGGGTATTTGATTTTGTTAAAAATTGCAAAGGACAAAAATGGCAAGGCGTAAAAAGGCAGATGTAAAGCCAACATACTTTGAAACATTGCCAATAGTAACAATTGACGGCTTTGAAATTAATGAAGGCGATATGATCAAGGTCAAGGGCCAACATGGAGATAGATTTAAGTTTATTGGGCTTACCAAAAATAATTTAACTGGCTCTCAGTGGGTAGATTGTTTTCAAATTATTGGAGGAGTTGCTTCTACATTTAGGTCTTTTAAAGAGGATCAAATAAAGAGAATTCCTCAACGTGGAAAGAGGAGAAGCCGTGTCAGCTGAGCAAGACCTAATTAATCATTTAGACCAAGTCAATAAGGTTGTTGGAGAGTATTTAAAGGGCAGTGATCCAACTAAAATTTCAAAAGAACTTGCCATACCAAGACAAACTGTAGTTGCTTATTTAAATGAATGGAAGGCTATGGCTGCAGATAATGCAGCTATTCGTGCACGTGCCAAAGAAGCCCTTGTGGTTGCAGATACGCATTATAGCAAGCTAATTGAAAAAGCTTATGAAGTAATTGACGAGGCGACAACCGTTGCAAATCTTCCAGCAAAGACTGCTGCAATTAAGCTTGTTATGGACCTAGAGTCTAGAAGAATTGATATGCTACAAAAAGCTGGACTGTTAGAAAACAAAGAGCTAGCAGAAGAAATGATTGAGATAGAAAACCGTCAGCAAATTCTTATAGGCATATTAAAAGATATTGCTTCAGAGCATCCAGAAGTCAGGGATAAGATTATGAGGAGGCTATCTGATGCCACACGTCCTGGAGAAACAATTACGATTGTGAGCCAGTAATGTTTGATGATTTTTTAGAGGCATTGCAAGATAATGTTTTTGAAGAAAAGCCAGTAGATGCAAAGACATTTGTAGAAGGCGAGCATTATTTAAACCAGCCACCGCTATCAGCTATCCAGTACGATATTGTGGAGGCAATGAGCCAGGTCTATAGAAAACAAGACCTAATAGCCTTGACGGGCACTGAAAGTGGATCTAGACACTATAATAAATATACCAAAAACGAGATTATACTTCAGCTAGGAAAGGGAAGTGGTAAAGATTTTACGTCAACAGTTGCATGTGCTTATATTGTATATAAGCTATTATGTCTTAAAGATCCTGCACGATATTTTGGTAAGCCTAGTGGTGATGCCATTGACATCATTAACGTTGCTATTAATGCCCAACAGGCGAAGAATGTTTTCTTTAAAGGATTTAAAACTAAGATTGAGAAGTCCCCTTGGTTCGCTGGTAAGTTTTACGCTAAGGCTGAAAGTATTGAATTTGATAAATCTATTACAGTATATTCTGGACACTCGGAAAGAGAATCTCACGAAGGTCTCAACCTTATACTTGCAGTCCTTGACGA